GCAGTTCCCATGTTGGCAGTTTCAATGCCAAGCACTCTATGCAACTTTGTCTCCAACTCTGAATAAGATTTGAATGTCTTTGGATCAATGAAATCCTTTAGACTGTGTTCTGACTTCCAGATCTCTTCGAGTCTGGCATCTCCACCTTCTACCTCTGAAGACATATCGAACTCGGACTTATCATAGTTCCGATACCCTTCTACTTGCCTAATCTTCAATCTGAAGTTCGCACCTGTCCACAAATCAAAAGGATTGATAGGTGTCTCATCTTGAAACTCTGGATTGATTAGATCCTGAATCTTCTGGAAAATCTTCTTTCCATACTTGTACAGGAAAACTTTACCCTCGTTCTCAGGTCTCTTTGGATCACTGACTACAAGGATATTACTGTAATAAGACAACCTTCGCTTGCGGGAACGAACGATATCTTTGTCTGCATCGTCACCAGAGTTCCAGAGTCGTGAGTTCATTTCACTTACTGGATCTTTTTGTCCGATTGTGGTTAGAGACTTTTCAATGTACCAGCCACCCGTGCCTTGGAATCCGTGATCCCAGACTTGGACGTATGGAAGATCTTCTTCAGGAGGGGCAGGAAGAAAACGAATAACGGCATATCCATTACCCGAAGAGTCAACATCTGGTTTCCAGAAGTTGTCCTGATCTGAAGGACCACCTTTTGCAGTCTCTGTGATTTTTGCTTTGAGTGAATCGAAGTCGTTTTGTGATGACCTCTTAAGGGAGGAAAAATCCATATTATCCTTTCGTATTGCGATGTATATAGTATTGCGATTTATAACGGTAATGATAAAGCATCTTCTCGTGAAATCATATTCAGCGAGCGTGCTTCTTTGGCCAACTTTTCTTTAAGTGGTCCAACTACAAACTGTGCTATCTGATCCTCCTCAAGAGAATGGATATCACAGTAGTACAAAAGTGCCTCGAGATAATCCATAGAATATTTATCCTTGATATTCTCTATCTCACGCACGAATGTATCTGCTTTATTTAGGTCGAGGTTCAATTTCATAATAAGTAATTATACCTGATTTTTTGATTAAAGTAAAGTTATTTAGAAATCGTGACAAAGTTTGCTATCTTGTGAGCGAGGTCTTGACCTGCCTCATGATCTGACGGGAAGTGCCATCCCATTCTAACTCTATTCAAACCAAACTCATCACCCATCTCATGTAACTTGACACGTTGAGCAGGGAAGAGTTTTGAAAGATGGATGGCGATTGCTTTACCAATAAAAGAATGGTTTGACGGGTACGACGGAGTCTCAGTTGTTTTACCAAATGGTATTCCAAGTTCAATCCCATAAACCTCAGCAATCTGATACGGGCGAGGTCGTTGGTATTTCACCTTGTATAACATTCCTACTCTTGTAAGATCGTCACCAAGTTTATCTACCATGCCATAGATATCCGTATTCTCTTCTTTTGAAATGTAATCAACAAAGGCAAACTCGAATGACGGGTCAAGTTTATCTTGTTCACGTGCTCTTGCCTCGAACTCTGAAGGAGAAGCATCCATGATTGCTTTTAGACTCAGGAGTTCTTGATATGTTGAATCGCTATCGTTGGGAAAGGGAGGAGCGATATCGATATCTTCCCAACAAGAATCAATATGTTTTATTTTGCCAGTTGCATATGCTTCCTCACCACCCTTTGGTGAACCGTAACTCATTTCCTTTAGCCGTAGCCGATCGGAGTAAGATAGTTTCATGTGTAGGTTCTGGTGATGGCAAGGATTGCGTCTATTTGTTTCTCGATCTTCTCCTGACGATTAGGCCAGCGAATGTACTCTTTGTCAGGATTCTTTGCGAGATTAATAAGCAAAGGTATAATCATCTTTTCCAACTTAGTCATATCCTCATCCCTAGATGCTTTTAGGTTTTCGAGGGCAGACTCCTTGGCACTGATTTCACCCTTCGCCTCTTCTTCACCTGCTTTCATCTCCGTCTCGGAGGCGAAGTCTAGTTCACCCCACGAGTCGGAATCAAAGTCAAAGTCTAACTCAAAGTCACGTTTAGGCATACGCTCTGCGAACCATTTCACGTGTGCCATTAGGAAGTTTGGCGATCGCATCTGCTGAACATCCAGAAGCAATGCACTCTTCAACTAAACCCCAATGTGCCTTGATTACTTGTTTACGGAGAGCAGGTGACATTCCACCACTCGCCTTTGGTGCAGACTTAGGGGCAGGAGTATTTACTGCCTCTTCTAATGCACCACCTTTTTTCTTTTTATCTTTTGCCATTAAAACTCCTTTTCGGTATTGAACCAATCGAGAACGACTTGTGGTTTTGTTTTGACATAGGGATCATCATCTGACCCGTCATTGTTCATTCCGTCCTCTTGTGAGAAAAATACTATTTCCATGTCGTCCACGTACATGACGTAACGCCACGTCCTCATACCAAAACCGACATGCCTTTTATTGACTCCCATAGCCATGCCGACTGTAAAGTCTCCATTGCCATCTGGGATCATGTCCTCTTCGTTAACGCCAAGGGAATCTGCCCAGGCATTCATCACGAAGGAATCATTGACAGATAGGTAATATATCTGTTCGACTCCTGCCTTCATCAACTCGCTTCTGTGATCCTCGAACTCGGGGATTTGCTTACTGCTTCAGACAGGTGTAAATGCTCCTGGCAAGGCAACGACTAATGCCTTAGTGCCAGCAAAATAATCTTCCGTTGTTTTGTCATACCAATCAGGTCCTACACGGACCTTGAATGTAACATCAGGTACTATTAAACCTGAGTGGTGGTGGCTCATACATTCTCCAAATGTTCTTTTAGTTTATCTACGCCACCGATGAACTCACCATCGATGACAATCTGTGGAACCTGCTTAGATCCCGTCTCCTTCATAATATTTCCGAAGGACCACTTATCAGATACCAAATAGGCATATGATATCTTCGCCTCGTCAAGCAACTGCTTGGCCTCATCACACTTATCTCAATCGGGAAGAGACTTGTGAGCGATGATGAGATTTTTACCAAAGTCTATAATCAAAACTTACCTCCATCATTTACTGCTGTACTATCTATTTCAAGATTCTGAAAGTTAAACCATAAGTTCATTTCTGATATCGATGCTGTTAATAGTTTAGCAGGATCATCTGTAAGTCTATCAAACTCAACTTTATGCCACTGCAAGTTCATCTCGTCATCAGTATTAAAGAACCAGTTGTCATCTCCTGGTTTATTTGAGAGAGTAGTTATTATGATACCTTTCATGATTGTTGCGGCACACATTTGATTCGCATTATCAGTTTCTTTCAGTGATAGACTTTTCCACTGTTTAGCTAAATCTTCATCTCCTGTTGCATCTTTAAACAAAGGTAGAGATGCATACTGATCAAACATTTTTTGAATCTCTTTCATTAGATTATCGATAGACTTAAAAGCAGGCGAGTTATCTGTAATGCTTTTTGGTACCGAATCCATAAGTTCTACTACTGATGCAAAAGATGCAAGTACCTCTGGTAAGTGTATCCCGTGCATTTTAGAACTCTCTCGAACCTTCGCACCCTTCTTACCAGAGAATGCAGAGAAGAGATTGTGAAAACTGAATAGATGATTAATAAGATCTAATGGTTTGTACTGGCCACTATTATCTACTCTTCCTATTTTGATCTTTCGATTGATTGACGGGTATGCCTTTACCTCTACATTCTTACCTAGAATAATTAAATCAGCACCAGCTGCTTTATCTGCATTCTCACAAGCACCATTGATCTTAGGATTGTTGTTTATAAAGAATCCTTTCATCCCTGATTGTGCTCTTGCTTTCTTAGATGCATCAAGAATAGGTCCAACTTGTGAAGCAAACTTCATCAGTCCATCAACAATCTCTGCTGATTCTTGTATACTCTCTTTTAAAATATCCCTAGGATTTAGATATGTTTTTATTTTATTTTCTTCAACATACTCTTTCCAAAACTTCAACAATCTGACTCGTAGAGGTTTCGTCCAATTCAATCCTTGTCTAGGCGTAGTCTCAAATGACTGTGTGCATATATCTGACTTTGCCAATACTTTTTTCTTAAACTGAAATGCCCACCATAAAGAAAATTCTCCTCGACCAATTCCTGACTTGACATGGTCCATAAGAAATGTCTTAAAGATGGTATTGTCTGTCCCTGAAAGTTTCCAAGTCTCAGTATCTGCTGGTATGTCAGGGCAAGTAGAAAAAGGAATAATACATCTTAGCTCAGGTGTTCTACCTGCTTCCCAAAATTTATGAGCGATCTGCAAATCCCAGTGAGCATCTGCCAATCCTGTAGCAGGTTTGAATTTTGGTTTTCTTTTAGATGCTTCAGTAAGATGTCTGCCGATAAGATAACCCAAATCAAAAAGTTCATCCTCTTCCTGTAAAGTAAACTGTCTTTCTCCAGGATCTACTAGAACTTCTTTCGGTTTTATAAAATCTCTAAACCCTGATAAGGTATTCAGACTCATCGTGCCTTCTTTTTTGCTTTCATCATCTTTTGGATGACTCGGTCGAAATCATCTTCGCCCTCCAAATCATCAGCAAGACTTTTGATTAGGTCGTCTTCTTTTTTCTGATCCCGAGGGGAGAGTCGCCTCCCCTCAGTAAACTGCTCGAAATCCATCATGGGATAATTTTCATTACCTTCTTGATATCAGGACTGTCAACTGTGTCCCCGAGTTTTTTAAGAAGTGCCTTCAGTGCTTTGGAATCATCAGGACTCCAAGCATCTGCCTCACCAACGTTAGTTTCCCAGATCTCGAAAACCTTTTCGCAGGGAACTTTGTACTTGTTAGGATCAGCACCTGTCTTCATATCATATACATCGGTATTCCATACAAAGAAACACTCTCTGTACCCATCACCCGTGTATATCTTGGCAAATGCACTTGGTACTTGCAACTTGGATTTGCCGATCGTCTTAGGTTTTGGATTCCAGTATGCCAGAGTCACATTCTCTAAGACGCCATGCTTTACAGCCATCTCCCTTTCGTGTCTCTCGAGTGCTACGAACTTGTAACGATTAGCTCGTGGAGTCTGAGGCACAATATTGGCCATGGAGTAAGTTGCTTTCTGATTCTTCAAGTCATGATCGTGACTTGCATCAGAGGCACCAAAGTGACCTCGGTCGTAACCTGAGTTAGTGTAGTCACTACTCTTTGTTTGATATTTCTTCGCAACTCTTTTGTCTGTCCAGAAACCAGGTCGCTTGTCAATATCTTTCTCAACCTTGTCACCGTAAATCTTAACGTAAACTGCCTTAGGCGATTTACGTTTGTGTGAGTAACATATTGTAAACGTATCAGTCAGAACCTGGTCACAGGAGTCTTTATCGAAAAACTGATGGTAGTCCATTATCTGGGACTTGTGCACATCACCTGCCCACACCACAGTACTAAGTATAGCTGATATTAAACATAATGTCAAGTTTTTCATTTTGCTGCTGCTTCCTGTTGTTGTTTTGCCTGATCGCCAGCATTCTTACCAGAAATATAACCAGCAATAATACCAACTATACCAGTAATAGACATTGAGAGGAGATTGATAACATCCTTGCTTACCTCTCTACTGTTTTCCATAGCGACGTAAAAGTCACCCATTGTTATGACGAAAAGCAATAGTATCGTGCCAAATGCAAGAGACATTACAATCCAATCTTTAATTTCATTTCGACTCATGTTTCCTTTCTAAAACATAGATTTAAGTTCGGCAAAAACATCTTTTGCCATTTGCATGGGTTTGTCAACAACTGCCTTAGCAGATTTATCATCCATGCCTCTCTCAACCAAATTTTTAATAACCTCATCAGCAAACTTTTTATCGACTCTTGATTTTGGATCAAGCCATTGTGCCACAGCGACTGCTGACTTTTTATCGCCAGAGTTACTATATGTAGAAAAGTTCCCGTCTTCCATATATGCATCATAAAAAAGTTCTATTGGCATTTTAGGTTCTACAAGAGGTCCGTTCTCATCAATTAAATCATGATCTCCAAAACTTTCATAGCCACCACCACCATATTCATCGCCTGTCCTCAAAACTTTTGGGCCAACGAGTTCCCCATCAACACAAAAATATGGTACCAATGGTGTTTCTTTCTTCATCGCCTGCTTAATATATTTGGTTGCTGGTGGCCACTTAATATTCTCCCCTTCATTATATGCAAAATGCACTGCATCTTCATAGTCATCTTTATCAGGAGATTTATTATATTCCTTTTCTATTACTTTATCACAATCTTTTGACCATACAGTATCTATATCATTGAGAATAGTATACATATTATCTTTATGCCATTCAATAGATTGTCCTATAAGTTCTACCAAATATTCAGATGCTCCGTCAGGAAGTTTATTTACTTCGTTTAAAAATGTCTGGAACCTTTTCATCTTTCCCTAAAATAAATAGTTAAGCAAAACTGTGAGAGCTATGCTCCCGATTATAGTAAAAACTATACTTTTTAATACATTCATCGATGGCGTCTCTATATGTTTCTTCAGGTCTTTGGCGTTGATGTACTGGATATCGATTTCTTTTTTCTTCGACATATTCCTTTTCCATTTCATTCACCATTTCCATAAAGCAGAGGTTAGTAATCGGCATCACCCACCCGTGTATGCCATTAAGGACTTCCACCTGGGTAGTCCACTCATTTTTACTTCGAGTCCTGCTACAAAGGTTCTCATCGAAGGATAACCCATATTACCTGCCTCCGATTCTACCTTCAAATATTCTAGGACTTCTTTCTTATCATCCATCGTTGCTGACCCGTCACCAGGATTAATGTCTTCCATGATTACTTCAATCCTTTCAAACATCTCGTCTCGTGAAAGAGTCACATCAATAGTCAACGATCTTGATATAATCGCTTGTTCCATCTTGTCTTTGGGTATGTTACTAATGAAAATAACACCTCCCTTAAACTCAAACTCTGATGGCATTTTCTGAGCATCTTTGTCTTGGGCATTCCAAGCACCTGCTAGCATAGAATTTCTTAAATCATCATCGTATGCTTTTTTCTCTGCATCTGACATACCAGATGTATTCAATGTTATTTTGGAATTCCAGGAGATGACTCTTTTGTCGTATGAGTCGAGAGCTGCTTTAAGGAGATTTCTGGAGTCGCCATTAGCAAATACATCGTCACAATCATCAAAAATAACCAACTTGTCATGATATAAAAATAAAGTTTCATAAAGTCCATATGTTGAGGTTTTACCTTTGACCACTAAGTAGTTTTCCTTCTCTTTCAAACCTGCCTTTTTGACTGCCTGCATTACGGTATAGGTTTTACCTGTACCTGCTCCACCGACAACAAGAAGGGAAGGACGGACCTTCTTCGCGACCAAGGTTGCTAAGTCGTTGAGATCCTCGAATAATGTTTCTACTGGGATTCTTCTTGCCGCAGTAGTCGCCTTTGCAGTCTCTGCATGAGCAGGATGTTTTTCTTGGGCAGGAATAGTAACAGGCAAGTCTGCACTGCCTCCTCCTAAGTTCCCAGCATTAGAGAGATTGTAAACACCTCTAGAGACCTTCAGACTAAGAATAGAACCTGGCCAGTCCATCTTGGTATCGGTAACGAACTTGGCAAGAGCAGATCTAGGAACTGAATCAAGTTTTACATTATTATCATTCAGATAGTTGATTACTTGTTGTACGGATGCCATATTCTTTTTGGCTTCCATTACAAATTCCTCAGAGAGTGCTACTTTCTTTAGATCAGGTTTCTTTAGGAGTGTACTTGCTACTTTCGCAATCTGAACGATATTCAGATCGTCAGTATGAAGAGTTGTTGTTGGTTTCGGATACCCAAGATTCCACTCATCTTTATTCCAGACATCGATTGAGGTAATGGCACTT